CAAGTAGGAGCAATCTGCTTCACTTCCTCAATCTCATCTGGATGACAATCTACTATAACAGAATCGTGTACCGTGTTGATAACTAAGCTATTTAGTCCACGTTCCTTTAGCTGTTTATGTAGCAGTATGACACCAAGAGGAACGATCTCAGCAGTGGCTACAGACTGAACTGGATAGTTTACGATTTGAGTTTTAGAAGATGCGTTACCCTGTTTAGTACGATAGACATTTGGGAATGCAAACTGTCTACCTGTAGCAGTTGTAACAACCTCATTCTCAATCGCTTCAGACTGTAAAGTTTTGTGCCAGTTGAACACTCCTGCATACTTTCCAAAGAACTCCTGAAAGTATACTCGTTGTGCAAATGTACCCTGTGATCCTCCGTATAGAGGTCTGAAAGTAGATGCTTTGGCAGCACCACGTTCTGTTGGTTCTCCATTATCTGTAAGAACCTTTGCCGTATATGCGTGGACATCGAAGCCCTCCCTTACTTCTTGTTTTATTCTCTCATCCTTGGCAAGGATACCTGCAACCCTAAACTCTAATTGAGAATAATCTACTTCAAGTAATTCCCCACCTTCAAACCTACTGACAAACGCCTTGCGAACAGGAAACAGTTTGCCTTTAGGCATATTTTGTAGGTTGGGATTACTACTGCTAAGTCTACCTGTAGCTGTTATACATTGGTTAAAGTTAGCGTGAAGTATAGTATCACCTTCTCGTATACCTTTTTTAATACCTTCAATAAACGAACTACGATATGTATCTATAGCAGACAATCGTATCAAAGAGTTAAGAAACTTCTTGACTTCTGGATTTTTTTGCGTCTTTTCCAAATCAACAAGTGTATTCTTATCAGTCTTGAAACCTCCTGCTGATGCTAGTGCAACAATTGGGGTCACTTGAAGTCCTGCCCTTTCTGGCAACTCTTTGTATTCAAAACCTGTACCGTTACAGTGATCACACTTAGTCATATTTTTAAACTTAGTGCCATCCTTTTTAATCTTATAGTATCCACCTCTGCCAAAACAGTGTGAACATTTCATTGCCTGAGTTTTATATGCAGGAGTAAAGCAGTCCTCTACACATTTAACAAACCCTGAGTCCATCATCTTTGGTCTGCGCTTTGGTTTACCTCTGGCATCTACTCCTATGTTCATGTATTCACGCCAAGATTTTTTATTATTTAACTTGTATGAATAAATAACCTGAGACAGTTGCTCTGGACTACTTAGATTGATTGGTGTATCTCCTACAAGTTTTTTAACTGTAGTATTTAAATAGTGTTGCAACTCTCCTTGTTCTATCTCATACTCTTGGTCAACCTTGTTAAGAACATCTATATCAATAGCCATACCTGCTCTCTCTATGTCAGTAAGCACATCACAGAACTCACACATAAGATCACGAATAGCTACGAGTGAGTGGTTTGAGGCTTTACTAAACCTCTCTTGTTGCTTCTGAAATACTTCAGCAGTTGCAAGAACATCATTAGTTAAATAAGTTTCTTGATCAAACAAAGACATATCACTGTAGTTCAAACCTTTGTTGAGTGTATCTCTAAGAGAACTTTCTTTACGATTAATCATAGTATCAATAATCTTAACATCACATTCTATTCCTACCTCACGCAACCAAGCTACATCAAACTTAGCATTATGGGCTACGATATACTTAGCACCCTTTATCTCCTCTTCAAAATCATCGAGATCAAAATTATTAGATGATTTGTTTTTTATTTGTACAGTTAAACCACCTATTTTAGATCCATCCAAGTTTCTTTTTAAGTAACCTATGGCTACTAACTCGTTGTATTTATTATATGGTGAAGGATCTTTTCTATCTCCCTTCAAATCAACTTCTAAATCTACAACTAATACATAATCTTCCATGTCACCTCACTTATAAAATATATGATCACCAATTTGTCTTACTTTTACTTTATACTTAGCCCACCAAGGATCTACCTTCACACTATGATAATGTGTAGCACCTTTTATGGTATCTGTCAAGCCATAATATACTTTTTCTGCAACTTCTAATGAATTTAGCCATGCTATTTCATCTTTAGGCTTGTCACTAAGACCATCACAGTACCAGCTAAACTGACAGCGATCCTTAATAGGATAATTAACAGACCAAGAATATGTTGGCCCTTGAAACACAACCTCGCACACAGTATTAGGATATTTTTCTGATTTTACTCGTTCTAATACTACCTGACTTACTGCTATCTGACCTTCAATAGGCTGATTACGAGATTCAAAATAAATATTTAATGCTAAACAAGTTATTGCTTCAATCATTATTTTTATTCCCTAAGTTTACATCTCTACAAAAGTTATTTTGTAATTTATTTATCATTTTATTTTTGTACTCTTCAGGATACCAATCAGGTCTAAAATTACACATATAATCTAGCTGTTGCATTTTTTCAACATAATTTTTTTCAGCGTAAGATAATTTATGACCTTCAGATTCTAACTTTTTTAAATCTAAATAAACTTCATCTAAAATCATTGAATCATCCTTTCAATATTAATATTCCAATCTTTAGCTACAAAATTACCTCTGACTTTAGCACTCTTACCTAATCTATATATTTGTTTATAATCTAAACCGTGCATAGATGCAAGTAATTTAGCAGTTTCTATATTCCAATTAGGATTACTCTTAGCAGAATACCAGATAAACTCCAGTATACTGTTATTATATAATTGTTTTTGAAGTTCTCTTCTATTCATAAGTAATCCTAATAAGGTTGTATCCCCCCGAAGGGGAATACTTTATATATCACATATTTATCAAGTTGTCAAGTGTTTTTTCATCTTCATCTGGAATATTTTTAAATGGGTCTGCTTTCCAGCAGTCACATTCAAGACACATTACATCAGGATCAGGATGAACACAACTCTTCATATCAATAAAATCACTAGTCAACATATCTAGATACCTCTGGTTCTATGACAGTGGTACAGGTTCCATGCTTACCTCCTAGCTTATTCTTGCTAACGTAGATATGCCTGAGTTTATTGTCCTCGCCACTATCTTCTTGCTCCTTGCCAATGCCGACAATAAGATCAGCTTCAGCTGCCTTACCCACACGGCTACCTGCCATCTGAGTAAACCTAAGAACAGTTCTGCCATCTGCTTCTGCATTTGCCTGAGACACTCCTATAACTGCACAAGAATGTTTCTTGGATAATGTTCTGGCAGACCTGTATATCTCACCTAGTCTGATGTCATCTCTGGCATAGTTTCCACCAATCTGCATCTTATCTAGCTGATCAATACCTACAATGTCAGGCTTGTGCTTGGCAATCAACTGGTCAAGTTCTTCCATTGAGGGAACCTCATCAGTATTCAGGAATACACACTGATTACGGTATACATCCCATAAGTTATGTGCTTTCACTGTGTCAGCAGTTATCTGTGCATCAGTCATGCCAGTGAATGAACTTACTGCTCTCAGTGCAGTCCTCTCAACAGGTTCCTCATTACCTAGTATCATTACCTTTGCACCTTGGGCCATGAAACCTTTCGGAGCAAACAGCGTAGATATAAGAAAGGCTGTTTTACCAGTTTCAACCAAAGCAAAGATAGCAGAGAAGGTCGAGGGGCCGATTCCTGGACAGATATCCCTGAGTCCTTTGAGGTTCCATTTGTATTTGGAAACATCTCTAGTAGAGTGGAGTAAAGATGCAACGTCATGTTTAATCTCCTGTATTGTTTCTCTTGGCATAAAGTTTTCCTGATAACGATTAATTAAATCAGTAACTTTATTCAGATCATTAACCTTGTTATCCATCATGGCAATGCCAAGATCAGCTAACTGTCTGCCAAAGTA